CTCTGATCTCTCGGATTGACTTCACAGCTTGCGTGAGTCCCCTTCTTCCGGCCGACAAGGATACCCATATTCGTGTATCCAATGTCCTCCTTCACATAGGCTTTGTATTCCATCGCCTCTTTATCAACACAGAAACTATTTATCTGAAAGTATCTGCTGTTGATCATTGCAAAGTGAGAAGAAGTATAAGACTTACCCACAGACTTGGTCAATCCTACATCCGATGCCATCTTTTCCCAAATAGATTCAAGGGAACGTGGTCCGACAAGCAAACAGTCATCACCATTTATGAGAACTGGTGCCTCTCGGAGTGAATATCTTCTATTGCGTGCAATCTCAACAGACCGTCGACAGACGGCTGCATTGACAGCACAAAGCAATGGAAAAGATAAAAGATGCCCCATGAGTTGTCCATTTTCTTGAACAAACTCATCTGGTATCCATTCACTCGGAAAAGCAGCATCTCCAGGTCCTTTGACTGTGGCTACTGTCTTATCGGTGTAGTGTATGAGGGACGTACCGAGACTTCTACGAATTAACAGCAAGGTCTCTGGGTCATCAGCAAACCACTCGTCTGCACATGCAACCATACAATCAGTATGTAAGTTGTCTGTTGCAGCCTTGTAGTCACCGCTGACGAACACATCACCTGCTGTCCAAAACTTCGTAACGAACCCTGACATCAATGTAAGCATGTCAGCATTCCCGGCTCCAGTTAGCTGGAAGCAGGGGAACCGTTGTAAAGTTTTCCACATCATCTGTTGAACAGGTCGTAATGTGGCGTAGACATTCTCCTCTCCGAGGGAGATAACTCGGTATTTGAAGGGCTCGGGTATCACTCGTACCTCTGCAGCTCCTGGCCGCTCATTAAGGATTCTCCACATCAAGGGTCTCTTCTCTCGATAGACATCGACATAATCAAAGTCGAGTCTAGAGTATAGAGGCTTAGGTGGAAGAAACTTCTTCTGAGCCGTTGCGTAGCCAACGAGCTGCGGTATCGCAAAAGCAAAGGTGGTCTGATTGACATGGCTTTCGCCAGTCTCAGTCCATAGCCCTCGATCTCTCCAAACTGTTCCCATAAAACCACCTTGTGAACGCTTGCTCTCAATGCAAGCATGGGTGGAGTATGAGACCTTATTGGTACAAGAGAAGGCTACTCTCGCTTTCCTAAGTTCCCTACCTACTCGCCG